TGCATAACAGTGAAGACTTAATTTATATTGGTAACGCTCGTGGGACTAGTTGGATAGAATTATCTAGTAATGGAAAAATTGACATCTATGCTGAGGATAGTATTAGTGTGCATACTAAACAAGATATTAATTTTAGAGCAGATAGAGATATCAATTTAGAAGCCAGCAGAAATATTAATATTAAATCAGGTGCAAAAATTTGTACAGAGTCTGCTGCCAACACGGAAATTTATGTTGGAGCCAATGGAAAAATTACCTGCAAAGCAGGATTTGATCTCAATACAACCGGAGCAAATAAATTTACTGCCAGCGGAGCAACTAATATTAAGAGCGGTGGGAACCATGTGGAAACTGCTAGCCAAGTTCACATGAATGGCCCAACCGCTGCTACCGCAGCGACCCTAACAGTAATGACGACTTTTAAACTGCCAGACGAGACAAATGTTCAAAATTATACTAGTATAATGAAACGTATTCCAACGCACGAGCCTTGGCCACATCATGAAAATCTAGATCCTGTTAAATTTACAGCAGAAAAAACTAGTAGAGAAAATGCCGCGGCTATCGAAACTCCAACAGCATGGAAAAAATACTCCACTACAACTGACACGTTTGAAAAAATTAGACCACCAGATACTAACCCTCCACCTGGAAATGCAACCCCATTTGGTAACCGACAAGGAAGATAATTATGACTACTAATGCTAACTTATATGAAAAAATTGTGTTGGTCCCGCCGTATCAATCCACAGAAGTTCCAGGCACACAGACCTACAAAGGATTCAGCACAGTCAGTAATGCCAGTGAAAATTCTTCTCTGTTTGATCTCGAGCTGATCAAACAAGATTTGCTTAATCACTTTCATATACGCCAGGGTGAGCGATTAATGAATCCCACATTTGGAACAGTGATATGGGATTCATTATTTGAACCGTTGACTGAAGGACTTAAACAAATAATCACAAAAAATGTAACTGACATCATTAATTATGATCCCCGCATCAAAGCCGATCAAGTTATTGTAACTGCCTATGAAAGCGGCATACAGATAGAGTGTGTATTGACCTATTTGCCCTACAATATTAGTCAAAGTATGAGATTATCGTTTGATCAAAGAAACGGGTTATTAGCAGAGTAAAATACGCAGTTATTTAAATCCGATAAATATTAAAAACAGGAACAACTATGTCATCAACCGATAGACAAAATAGATTATTAGTGGCAGAAGACTGGAAGAAAGTATACCAGTCTTTCCGCAATGCCGACTTCCAAAGCTACGACTTTGAGAATCTACGTAGGACAATGATCTCCTACATTCGTCAAAATTATCCAGAAGATTATAACGATTATATCGAATCATCAGAATACCTTGCCCTAATTGACCTTATTGCATTCTTGGGCCAAAGCATAGCTTTCCGTGTTGATTTAAATGCCCGTGAAAACTTCTTAGAGCTAGCAGAGCGTCGTGAATCGGTATTACGACTTGCACGTTTACTAAGTTACAATGCTAAACGTAATCAACCTTCGAACGGTCTATTAAAGTTTGGAAGCGTAAGAACTACCCAAGCACTTATAGACAGTAACGGTCGTAACATTGCTGGACAGCTGGTAGTATGGAATGACCCTGCTAATTCAAATTGGTATGATCAGTTTATTAAGATCATCAACGCCGCAGTATCACAGTCTAATCAATACGGTAGCCCAGAAGATAAAGCCACTATCTACGGCATTCTGTCAGAACAGTATCGTATTCAAGGTATTAATACCGATGTGCCAGTTTATGCTTTTAACAAAGCAATCGACGGTAGAACAATGAGTTTTGAACTTGTGTCTACAGCGTTTGCCGGCCAAGATTATATCTACGAAGAAACCCCAAGGGTAGGCAATCATCTAGCATTTTTGTATAGAGATGACGGTCGTGGAGCAGCAAGTTCTAATTCTGGTTTCTTCCTGCATTTCCGTCAAGGTACTCTCAATCAAGGCACGTTTACAATTACACAACCTAATAATAATGAATCAATTGATATTGATGCTATCAATATTAATGACTCAGATGTATGGCTACACCGATTAGATAAGAATGGTTTAGAATCAGAAGAATGGGCAAAAGTTCCTAGTTTTGAAGGTAACAATGTTATCTATAACAGTTTAAAGAAGAATATTAAAAATATTTACGGAGTGGTTAGTCGTACAGGTGATAGAATTAGCCTAGTATTCAGCGACGGCACTTTTGGTAACTTACCATTGGGTTCATTTAGAACCTATTACAGAACTAGCAATGGATTGACTTATACAATTAATCCAAAAGATATGAAGGGGATCACTGTTGATATTCCTTATGTATCTAATGTAGGTCAGCGTGAAACATTGACTGTTACTTTAAATTTACAAACAACTATTAATAATTCAGTTTCTACGGAAAGTAATGAAAATATTAAGGCCAATGCACCTGCAACTTACTATACTCAGAATAGAATGATTACAGGTGAAGATTATAATATTAGTCCTTTGTCTGTTAACCAAGACGTTGTAAAAATTAAATCTGTTAATAGATCAAGCAGTGGTATTAGTAGATATTTTGACTTAAAAGATCCCACTGGCAAATATAGTTCTACAAACTTATTTGCAAATGATGGAGTAATATATAAACAAAATTATACAACCTCAATTAACTTTACCTATAGTTCAAGAACAGATATTGAGGGATTTATATACAACAAAATTATTGATACACTTAAAAATAAAAATTTAAGAAACTTTTACTATGAGAAATTTTCAATATTGCCGTATGATAATTTGAATATTGTTTGGCATCAAATAACTAAAGACACTAATGAATCTACAGGTTATTTTGAATCTAAAGATGATCAAACAAAGTATAAATTAGGTTCTTATACTACTAGTAATTTAAAATATATACAAGTCGGATCTCTCATTAAATTTATAGCCCCAGCTAACAAATATTTTCAAACAGATAACAACAACGATCTAGCAGATATACCAGCGGCTGGAATTCCTCTAAACGGCTCTACATCCATATGGGCTTCGGTAGTATCAGTTGTAGGTGATGGCACTGCTGAAGCAACTAACGGTGTTGTAACTTCTACTGGTCTTGGACCAGTGATTTTAAATCAAATAATACCAGGCGGCTCTGCTGCCCAATTATCTCAAGTTATCCCTAAATGGCGTGCAACTATAGATCCGACAGTAGTTTTTACAATGGTTGATTTAATTTTTGCCAATAAAACATTTGGATTGAGATATGCTGCTGACACTGCCTCGTGGGAAATTATTTTTGAAACTAATTTAGATTCTAAATCTAATTTCAATCTAGGAAATCAGGGAGATGATTCTAATAAAAATTTAGATTCTAGTTGGTTGATACTGTTTACTACAGACACAGAGAAGTACACAGTAACTAGTAGATTATTACGTTATATTTTTGAAAGCAAGGCACAGATTCGTTTTTACTTTGATAGTACTGATAAAGTTTATGATAGCACTACAAATCTTATAGTCAAAGATAAAATTAATATTTTAAATATAAACACTAATCCTGATAACACTACGCCGTTAAGTTTAGATTTAAATTGGGAAATTAACGATGATTTTAAGGGACTTGACGGTTATAAAGATACTAAAAAAATTGAAATAGTATTTGCTGATTCAAACGATGACGGAATTGTTGATAGACCAGATTTGTTTCTAACATTAGTAGCGCCTCCGTCAGTTACAGATACAATACTACAACCAAAATATATTGTCCAAGAAAAATATAAAATTGAAGAAGGGCAAGAAGATTATAGATATGTAGATAATAGTTCTGAAACTGTGATAATTTTGAGATCTGAATCAAGTGCTAATGCTGCGGTTGAGGCAGCTGTTAATGGGCAATATTTTTATTTTATTGATACTAATGTTGTTAAGAAACTTGATAGAACAAAAACACCACAGTTAGTTGTATCATTGGACTACAAAGCCTTTGTAGGCAGAGATAATATTAAATTTCAATATGTACACAGTGCAGATTATGAATCAAGAATTGATCCAGGCATGAGTAACATTATTGATATTTTTGTATTAAGTAAATCATACGATGTACAATTTAGGCAGTGGATTTCTGGTAGCAGAGAGTATGAGCCGTTGCCACCTAGCTCCGATAGTCTATATCAAACACTTGCTCCAAGTCTAAATCTAATTAAATCAATAAGTGATGAAATTATCTATCATCCTGTGAGATACAAAGTGCTATTTGGACCAGATTCATCTCAGGACCTACAGGCAACATTTAAAGTAGTAAAAAATTCAGCACAGGTTTCTAGCGATAACG